CAACAGGTTGTTGGAGATCAAAATAGGGTGGAATAGGCGCGACCGTGGGATCAATACCAACTCCCAAGCGACCGCCTGTAATCATTTCTTCCCAATCGAGATACAACAAACGAATGGGAACGAAAAACGTGTGAATAAACATCGTAATGCGATCATAAATAGGCGCTAGGGTAGGCGCTAAACGAAGCAAAACTTCCTGACTTCCATTAACTATATCTCCCGGGAGAACCTCTTCGACATTGATAGGAATCAGTTTAGCCATTCCAACAGTATCACGCCTGCTGTGGCTTAAATCAAATACGGAACGCTGTGGTTTCGCCAGCTTAACCGTTGAATTTCCTTTATAACTCATAAAACATCATCTTTTAATTGTGATTGATTTGACTTGTCACGTATACGCATGGCCAACTCCTTGAGCTGACGCTCTCTATACGCTTGAGCATTTTGAATTTTGTTAACCGTCCATAACTTATAAAGCGTTTTACGCTCACTTTCGATCGCGTCCCGGATAGCTCGGTTGGCAATTCGGACGCGATCAATTTTAGAGAAGATCTTCTCTTTGTAATAACGGGGGAGATGGCGCATCTCCCCCTGAACATACATATAATTACGCCTTTCGGCTTTATGCCATTCAATCATCGCCTTCGTAAGATAATTTGCTCCAATACCGGGCTTCCGGGACATTAACTGAAACGGAGCTTCACGGCCGTCACGCATACCCTTAGACTTTGAATTAATGACATACTTAGTACAGTAACCACAACTAGCCCATGTTAACTGGCCAATGTGTACCTGACCCATATCCCACGTTTTGCGTATAACGCTTTCCGGAACATTGCCGAACAATATAACGTGGTAATGAGGACGAAACGTTTTGCTTCCATATTCTCCCACAGCGTAGTACCGGAATCGATAGCCTGCTTTCCGGACGCGCTTGAACCATTTTTGCAGGTCGGCTTTTACTAACTGCGCTTTTCCACTTCGAAATTTTAAATGCGGATTGGCGTACGTGAGTGTGATGAATGCGCTCGAAGTGGACACCTTCCACTCCTGCATAAGGCGTTGGACCCAATCGGAACGTCTTGTAGCAAGACAAAATGCGCACTTTCCACAAGGCACTGTAATCTCGCGCTGATGAAGATATCGAGGGTTTATACACTCCACAAGCTGAGTTGTTGAAGTTTTCCATACAACCAATGCCTGCGAAGAATCATGCAACAAGGGCAATGAACATCGTCACATGGATACTGTGACTTTGCCAATGAAGCATAAATTATAAACTTCTTCATAGCTTAATACCGCCACGTGTCATTTTATAAGTGCGTTGTGGCTTCGCCTTTCCACGTTTGCGACCACGAGACTTACGACCGTAACTTTTACGACCGCGACTTTTTCCTTTTGAATACCTCATAACAATTTCATTAGAAGCATTTGAATAAATTGATAAATGTGCTGTGGAGTAACATTACCATCCTTAAGCCAATCTCGTTGAACTTCGAGAATGGCATTTTGAAACTCCTTAGACTGTACAATCTGTGCTTTAACTTGAGCATCTTGTTTACCCAAACCAAAACGTTGATCGAGAATGTCCAACTGGCGTTCCATCATCTGGAAACCAATGGGAGATAGGCCAATACCTTTGTCAGTACTACGTTTACTATCAGGTACCTGAGTACCACGCCAACGCAGATCTTGGCTTTTCATGCCAGCTTCTGAAGCCTTAATCTCGGCAGAACTAACAAGGCCATCAATAATAGCCTTGAACCCTGTTTCATTTAGCAAAGGGTTATGACGCAAGACTTCTTGTTGCAAACGATAAACACCGGTCTGCACCGTGTCTTTAATAGTCTTTGCGTTAATAGCCTGTACCTGAGACATGGTCATAGCCGTTTGATTTCCCATAGCAATTGCCTCCGGTGCGATTCGCTGTATATCAGCAACCTTGATATCTGGATAACGCAACGGTTGACCTTGATTGCCAGGAGAACCTTGACCATAGATAAGAGCGGGATTTAAACCGGCGTCTTTATATCGCTGCATCTGGTTTTTTGGAGAATCCCATTCGAGCTGCTGTTGAAGATAGCGCTCGTTTGCATCGGCTTGGAACTGTGCCAGCTCAAGATTACGCTTGTGCTGTTTCTTCGCACCAATCCAGCCGAATAATCCTGTGCCAATGGCAGCCGCAGCTTGTGCTACACCGCTAGCCATCAGGTATTATTATGAGACCCAGCAAACGCATGAGCCTGTGCATCTTCCAGCTGCTTTTTGTTTTCGGCATTAATAGCCAGACCATGGACATGGTTAGCTAAAGTGTCTAAGACAATAGGATCTTGTAACATGGTGGCCAAAGAGGCGATTCGCTTGAGATCATTAGCAAGCCATTCCCTATACTTTTTGATTGTTGCTGCATCATCAGGAGCCTTGTCCTTAGATGCGGTTTTTTGTGTTTTCATGACACCAAGGTAGTAAAACTCCTGAACAATGGTGTCACTTAGCATTGTATATCAAGTACAGTACAATGCTTTAGAAGAATTAAATGGTTAATTCTTCATTTTTGATAAAAAAAACCATTTTTTATCGGTCGGGGGAAGGGCAAGAGGGCACCCGCCTCACAGCGGCTACGCGCGGCTGGCTTCGCGTTCTGTTCCTTCGTCACAGGCCGCTCGCCTTTTGCCGCGCTTCGCACGCCTTCGGCACCCTGCTTTGCCCTTCCCCCGAACCCCCATCCTACGTGGAACGCTACGCGTTCCTGAGTACACGGCGAAGCCGATGTGAGTTAATGTACATTAACGGGTACGAACTGAATTAAACGGCAAAGCCGATGTATTCAGTATCTGCGGGGAACGAGCAGCCGAAACGGCTTTCGTTCATTTTAAGGTGTCCTATTCGGAACCTTTTTTGTCTAACCGGTTCATTCTTCACCGGATGGCAGAGCCAAGACATTAAAAAACCCCTTTCGGGGTTTTTCTTTCCAATAAATGATATACCTCAACTTTGATATAACCTATGGTTTAGGTTTATCTGGCGGATCATTCTTCGACTGATCCTGTAGCGCTTTAACTTTTGCGTTAAAAGCTTTTTCATCTTCGATAGCCTTTTCTTCGGCAAGCCTTTTTTGCTCTTCGTTATAACGTTGTTCACCAAGATTTGCCCAATTACGTAACTCTTCCGCACGTTCCTTACGGACGGTGATATCTTCTCGAGATAGAGCCTCTATATCGCCAAAGCGATCTTCATAAAGACCTTCTTTCTCAATAGGAAGCGCTTCCTTCCGAGTGAACCTTCGGATAATCTCAGCCAATGACATTGCCTGATTAGGCACAGTGACTTTCTTACCCCATTTGATAACCTTTTTCGAAGCCCTAGGCTTCGGATAAAGAACGGTTTTTGTTTTCATAATTTTAGAATCCGAGTGTATTAGGAGTACCATAGTAAGGCAGCATACGTTTAACCATCATATGATTATGCGTGTACAGCCAATAATTTTGCTCGTTATTATCGACCGCAAATATCTGATCATCATTTGTACGCTCAGCGCTAAGGAAAGCTGTATCCAAGGTAGGCGTAGAACCGAATGGCGTAGTCAAAGACCAGAAGAGAAGTGTATCTCTAAAATCACCATGGTTAGAATTCTGGCGCTGCTTCCAATCAGCATAACGAGACTGATAACCAAATAGAGGGTATTGCCCTTCGGCATCCTGAACCATATTTGCGGGAGAGAAGAATAGCTCCCAATCCCACACAGGTTGTTCACCTAATTTAGCAAACGTAGGCCATGGCCAATCGAGAAACGTACGTCTCCTAAACATACGGGGCAAGCCTTCTTGATAGGTGGGCTCGGGCATGATCGTCAACATACTAATGATATAACCATACTCAGGGCAGTAATACTTAAAACCGCCAGCGTTAGCAAACGCAATACCACGGCCAGCCATGTTTGCCTGAGGAATATTCTCATCATCTGCATTCAAACTGTTTGCAGTAGACAAAACCTCACTAATAGAGACCGGAACGCGTTGACCGCCAATATACTCAGCACGCTGCAAACGAGAATCTTGCGGTTTAACAGCCCAATGTGCCTGAAGAGATTCAGTATACCGAGAACCAGCAATTTCGTTGCGTTCGAGCCAAACTTGAAGAGCATAGGCTGAACGGAAATCATTAATAGAACCTGTTGCATTCGTAATCGAATCAATATTTTCGATTCGAGCATTCGTTGCCGATGGAGCTTGAGGTGCATTAGTCGCATTATTAGCTCCTTGGTACTGCATACCAGTAGGGGTAGTACCTCCAAAGTTACCACCTAACAAAACTCGATCGGTTGGTTCGACACCTGCCGTATTTTTTATTAAAGACTGATCGAGATAGGTAACTGTACCATCAATAGGTATTAACACCGTAACACCTCTTTGGGTATTAGGTAATGCGGCAGTGAAATAATCCTTTTTAAAATCACGCTCACGAATAGCTAACCAGTTTTCGAGATCAGCACCATACACCATCTCACCAGATGGAATAGGAAACTCGAGGATATCATCGGCAACAAAGTTGCGATCGCGGTAATAATCATACCATATTCTTTGATACGCAGCGAACGGCATAAGATCGATTTCAACTCCTGCCCATAACGCAGAATTAGCAGAAACAATAGGAGGTACGCCCATGTAATCTGCGACTGTATACTTCTCAAGATATCCACCCGCAACAGGTTGTTGGAGATCAAAATAGGGTGGAATAGGCGCGACCGTGGGATCAATACCAACTCCCAAGCGACCGCCTGTAATCATTTCTTCCCAATCGAGATACAACAAACGAATGGGAAC